CCTCTACTCGTTCAATTTGCTGACCATCAAAGGATTGAATGGTGCGATCAAACACGAGTGAGAATGGTGGCTCTACACCAGATGACACATTATCAGCTGTAAGGCTGATTGTGCCGGTAGGTGCAATGGACGTCAGATGTGAGTTTCTAATGCCCTGCTGCGCTATCTTCTCCTGCAGCCACTCAGGTAACTGCTGGATGTATTGGCCCTGAAGGTACCTGTCCTTATCGAAAAGTGGGAATGAACCCTTTTCCGATGCCAAATCTGATGATGTGCTGTAAGCACGTACTTTAAGCGTAGCTAAGACTTCCTCAGCCCACTCCATGAAACCTTCTGATGCGTATGGTAAACCAATCATCTCACCAGCGTTAGCTAGGCCGGTGACACCAAGCCCCATGCGACGCTTGTTCTTTGCCTCTTGCTCCTGTGCTGGCAATGGGTAGATGGTTCTATCAATCACATTGTCCATTGCTCTAACCACAGTCTCAATGTCTTGAGTGAATTGATCAAAATCAAAGCTACGTCCTTCAACGTACTTCACAAGATTGAAGCTGCCGAGCAAGCAAGCACCGTAAGGTGGTAGCGGCTGCTCACCACATGGATTAGTAGCACCGATGGTTTCGCAGTATTGAAGATTGTTTTTGGTGTTAATGCGATCAATGAACAACACCCCCGGTTCTGCGTAATCCCATGTGCTGCGCATTATCATGTCCCACAGTGCCTTCGGATCTACGTATTTGTAGATTTCACCTTCAAACTCCAGTGGGAACTGTTCGCCACTGTCCAAATGTTCCATGAACTTGTCAGTGACACCCACTGAAATGTTAAAACCAGTCAGCTTGTCTGAGTTATTCTTAGCTGTGATGAACTCCTCGATGTCTGGGTGTGAAATGGGCATTACACCCATCTGTGCGCCTCTACGATGGCCACTGGATGCGATTGTCTGGCAAACAGCGTCAAAGATGCCCATGAAGGACACAGGGCCGCTGCTGAGGCTTTCTAGAGACTTAATTCTATCGCCACGAGGACGAATATCACTGAAGTCATAACCAATGCCGCCACCTAGTCTCATGGTCATCGCAGCTTCTTTTGCTGCGTCCATGATGCTTCCCATATTGTCCTCAATCTTCATTGAGACAAAGCAGTTGTAGGCTGTGGTTTGACGTGCTGCACCGATTGCATTTTGCACTCGACCAGCTGGAATAAAACGCATGTGACGCAGTGCATCTTTGAAGTCTTTGAAATGTTGATGACTATCTTTCAATGCGTCTGCAATGCGCACACACTTATCGTAAAATGATTCACCTGTCTGACGGTATTTGATGGTGTCCAACTCTTCAGACAGTGGCAGAGTTGGGCCATAGTGGTGGTTTGATTTGTTCATCTATTCTCCTGTTTGGATTATGCGGTTCATATACCAAATGGCCTTCTGCACATCTTGGTCGTGATTGCCTTTGTGATTTGCTCTCCACGTATATTTGAGAGCGTTACCTCTGCAATACGCCTTGAAACCCTCTTCACCCAAAGCAGCCTTGATTGCGTCTATGCACTCGATTTCGCCTTGGTTGTAATGAGGGGGTGAATTGACCATGTCAGCAGGTGGCCCTTCAGCCAGCCGCTGCATGTATGTTTCATGTGTTATGGTGTCCATAGTTTGACTGCCTCCTTATCTGCATCCCAGTCAGACCAGCGCAATATCCTCGCTAATCGTGCCTGATGGATTGCATCGTCTTTTGTCATTCCAGCTTTGATGAAGGCTTGCTCAACAGCACCCCAATGGGGTCGTTGACCTAGTATCTGTTCGGCCTTTTTCGGCCCAACACCTTTTACGCCCTTATAGCCATCTGTAGGGTCACCTGTGAGAACCTGCGTGTAGAAGTATCTATCTGCATCAGCTTCACTGAGTGTCAGCTTCTCATCGGCAGTAGGACGGTAGAGTTTGGTGGGGATAGTCTTTAAGTCTTTATCATCACTGACGATGATACATTTGCCCACATTCTCTGGCTTGGTTGCGATAATGCCCAAGCAATCATCAGCCTCTAAGGTAGGCTTGCGGAATGTTCTATATGTTTCCTCGACCCACGAACACAAGGCCACATAACCAACTGGTTTGCGTGTGCCTTTGCGATTTGATTTGTAGGTCGGCTCTAAGGTTTTACGAAAGTTATTACCGTGGTCAGACAGGCAGCAGACATAGTCATGCACGTCTAGTTTGTTGGTAATTCTATCGATTTGTGTTTGAAAAGCAGCCTTAGCTTCTGCGAGGTCGGTATATAGAGACCAAATATCTCCAGACCAATCTATCTCACGTTCAGCTGCCGTGGCTGCTTTATACATAAGGATGTCAGTGTCTAATGCTAAGAACATCTTCTAGTTCCTCCATATAGGCCAAACCAGATTGCGTCACCATCCACACATTACCGAACATGTCGTCCTGTATCTTTGTGGTGATGAAGCCTTCCACAGCACATAAAGCGACTTCATTTGCGGCTAGTCGTGCGAAATCACTCTTTGTCGTGAATGGCTTGCTTCGGGCATAAGCAATGACTGTATAGACTGCTACAGCAGCTGCCATTGCATCTTCGTCAGTGACATTCGGCCCAGTTTGTTCCGACACTGTATTCTGCTTCGATTGGGATTTTGAAGCCGAGTTGTTTGCCAGCTTCTCTCGCCATTCTGACAGCGATATGATTTCCGACATAGTCAGCATCTCCTTTCGTTTGTATTTGCACTTCGTCATGAACGAAGGCGATGATTGATGATTGAAAGTCTTGTTTCTTGAGTTCCTCATGAACCAGCTGCACCCACTTCTTTGCGACAATCGCTGAAGCACCTTGGATGAGTGTGTTGAGGGCAGCGTGGTCGCTGCGAACAGGTATTTTGCGCCTATCTAGGCCATAGAGATAACCACGCTTGGCAGCCTCTTTTACCTGACGAACAAGTGTTGCGAAGGCAGGGTTAGCTGCATAGAAGCGTTCACGTAATGCACGGCCTTCCTTTGCACCTTTACCTAAGATTGCTCCGAGACGTGCATCGCCACTGCCGTAACAGAGTGCATATATCATGGTCTTTGCTTCAGAACGTGAGATACCAGCCATGTCTGCATTAGCTTGGTGGATATCACCTTTGAGGATTTCTTCAGCATATTTGCCACCATCAGGTAGCATGTCTGCCAACACCCTCAACTCGATACCAGACAAGTCAGCACCAACCAGCTTATAGCCTTCAGGCACACCAAAAAGCTGACGACACTCAGTGCCGTATTCTGCACGTGTGCTAACTACTTGCTGGAGATTTGGCCCAAAACTCGATGCTCTTCCTGTGACCGTGCCTATAGGGTTAATTGTATGGCGTAACTTGCCATCGTTACCTACCAGCTTCAGCCATGCGTTATTGCCTTCTGCTAGCTGTCCGATACGCTTTTGCAGCATGAAGCTGCGAGCAAGTTTTTGCGCTTCAGGGTAAGCAAGTTCACCAAGTGTGGTTTCATCAATCTTGGCATCGCCAGATGGTGTGAAAACCTTTGGTTTCCAGTCATACTTATCACGCAGACACTTTTCGATGTGCTTGCGTGAGTTAGGGTTAAACTGGACTTCCTTCTGCTTGATGAAGGGTTCACCCTTAACATAGCCTCGTGACTTGTTGTTCACTTTAGGAATGAACTCTGTCTCTATCACCCATGATGGGAATAGCGTTTGCAGTTCATTCTCAAGGGTAAGACGCTCTGATGATAACTGACCATATAATGTGCCAGCTTTCTCAATATCAAACGTCCAACCTGTTTTGCCGATTTCATCGCATATCCATGCAATGTCATGCTCAAACTCAATAGCTTTCTGCGAATATGCCTCAGGAGCAAGATGCTTCCAGAGGGCATAGGTGACTTCGGTATCTTGAACACAATAATCCTGCATCTCCTGCGTCCATTCAGACCAGTCAGATGTCTCACCAAAGTCCCCTTTAAGCACCCCAAGGCGCATACCCCATGCTTTCAATGAGTGAGAGCCGTGGTATTTCCTTGGGAAATCCTCATTCGTCCAGCCACGAGTGAAGTCATCATTCTTCAAGTCAGAACGCATGAGCCTAGATAGGACAAGCGTGTCTGTGACCTTGATGCCTTCAATCGTGAAACTGGGAATGACTTTGCTTAAAGCATGAATGTCAAAGCTGATGATATTATGACCTATCAACTCTGACGCTGCCATCAACTTGGCAACACCCTCTGTAATTTCATTTGGCCCATATGACCAACTCTCTTGGGTGTCTGCATCTTTGATGGCGATACAGTGGATTGTGGTGGTGTGTTCTAGGAAACCGTTAGTCTCGATATCCCAGACAAGCCTCAACGATTATCGCCAGAGCCTGTGAGTTTGCCTCGCTGATTTCGGTCAGCAAGTTTTGTGAGGTTAAGTTCAGCTATCTCCTCAAGGC